TTTTTCTTGAGCAGTAGCCATCTTATCCATTAGTAAATCCATCGACTCAATAATGTGTGGGTGCTCAGCTACTCCCATACCTAACTCAAAATAAGTTTTTAACTCTGATTTAGCTATAGCTATTTCAGCTTCATATTTTTTTTGCAGTGCATCAAATCTATCTTCATACATAGTATCAAATTTATCTTCTTTCATTTATTATCTCCTTTGGTAAGTAAACCACAACTAAAGAGTCACAGTTTGGACAACTTAAATGAGTTTCCATTATGTAGTCTGTTTCTTCTTCCTCTATGTCGTGGTCTGCTCCCCATATTAATTCTGTATTACAATGCCAACACTTCATATTATCCCTCACAACTTAAACATTCGGTTTCTTCTAGGTTAATTCTTTGTATTCGTACATTAACATTCTCGGCAGACTTTGCAGCATCTGACCTCAAGTAATACAAAGATTTTAAATGATGCATGGCATACCAGTGTACATCATTTAAGTATTGTAAAAATTCATCATGGACCTCCTGAGGTTCAGTAGCTTTTGGAGGTACAAAGAAAAGGTTTACACTTTGACTTTGGCAGATGTATGGTTGTCTAATTTTAGCGTGTTCTACTAAATGCAACTGATTTATTTCATCTGCTGTTTTAAATATTTCTTTTTCTTCTTTATTAAATATTTTAATATTTTGTATAGAACCTCTTTCATTTGAAATATCTTTCCATATTTTTTCTCTTTCTTCTATGTTAAGTCCTTTCTTTTTAAGAAGTTTTTCTAAGTATTTATTTTTTACTTTGTAGTTTCCGGAGAGAGTTTTGTGCGTATATACGTTAGCACGAACTGGTTCAATGCTAGGGGAAGTACCACCACATATAATAGAACTACTGGCATTAGGAGCAATAGCCAAAAGGTGAGCGTTACGATTATTGCTACCATGTACGTCAGGAGCTTCTCCCCTAGTTTCTGCCAAGAGCCTATTCGATTCAACAGCTTTTGATTTAAGGTGCGAAAAAATAGTATTATTGATGCCAGTTTGTTGGAGACCTTGGAAAGGTAACCCTTTACTTTGGAGATAAGAATGGAATCCCATAGCTCCCAATCCAATAGACCTTTCTCTGTAAGCCGAATACGCAGCTTTGACCAACCCTTCTTTACCTTCTCTAACATATGTTTTAAACCTCTTAAAATTTGCAGTGTAACCACCTAACTTATCTGTGTACACTATTTCTTCAATGAAATGTTCCAGTACATTATCAAGCATCATAACTAAATCTTGAATAAACTGTTCATCATTTCTCCATTCATCAAAGTACTCTAAATTAACACTAGATAAACAACAAACAGCAGTTCGTTCTTCGTTTGTTGGTAATGTAATCTCCGAGCATAAGTTACTCTGATTAATTTTTAAACCTAACTCTTTTTGTTTTTCCGGTAGAGCTTCATTACATGTATCTATATTTATAAGATAAGGCTCACCAGTCTCTGCACGAGTCTCAAGTAAACGCATCCATAACTCTCTAGCACTAATAACTTTAGTAGGTTCGTTTGTTTTAGGGTCTATCAATCTCCATTCATCATCATTCTTGACAGCTTCTAAAAATGTATTTGTTATATTTACTGCGTTATGTAAATTTAAATTCTTTCTATTTATATCACCACCGGAAGACTTACGCATATTAATAAACTCTTCAATCTCAGGGTGAGATATATCTGAATATGCTGCATAACTTCCTCGTCTTGTAGTGCCTTGATTAAAGGCTAACATCTGAGAGTCTACTACATGCATGAAGGGGATTGACCCAGTAGAACGAGAACCGTTGCCAGTTGAAACACCATCACTCCTAACATCTCCCCAATATCCACCGATACCTCCACCTGAACTTGCGAGCCAAATGTTTTCATCATAGTGGTCAGAAAGACCAATCCTCGAATCAGGTACATAATTGAGAAAGCAGCTAATAGGTAACCCACGAGTTGTTCCCCCGTTACTAAGTATAGGAGTACTAAACATAAACCAATTATCGGATGCATAATTATATAACCTCTGTGCTAAATTAAAATCTATATTACCTTTGTATGTAGCTCCAAAAACTGCAGCTCTTGCAAAAGCTTCCTGTGGACTGGTTTCGTTTTCCCAAAAATATCTATCTTGTAATGTATCAATACTAAATTTATCTAGTTTCTTATCTTTGTTATAATCTATTTGAATACCTAAATATTCTTTAATCATTTGTATCTCCTAAATGATACTTAGTATCTTCCAATGCTATAGCTATTATAGCATAATGTATAATCTTTAACAAATCTAATTCAGGGTCATTACCTTCTTTCTTACCACACCTCATAGCATACTTCATAATATTACCCATGCAAAAACCTTTGCCATGCCCTGCATCAATAATCATATCAGTTGCTTGATACTTTCCTTGTGCGTAATGTCTTTCGTATGTTCTATCTACATATCTCTTTATTTGTTCTATTATATTATCTTCGTTAAATTTATATTCCATTGTATCTCCTAATGTATTGTAGTATCTAAAGGTATACCACTAGTTCTTTCATCTATTTTTATACTTACTAATTCTTCTAAACGTAGTAATACTTCTAATTCTATATTATCAGATGTATTACCTTGCAGTATTGCACCACCTAGTATAAACAATAAATCTTCTAAACGCAAATCTTCTAAATTAAACTCTGCCATTTATTTCGAGTAACTCCTCAAGTGTTATATTATTTTTCTTTTTGATTTGTTTTTCTACCCATTTATGATTCATAAACGAATGATGTATTGTAAATCCTTTGTAATAGTATTCTTGGTCAGGCAACGCTTGGTTTAAAGTTTGAGGAGTTACCTTGTCGGTATCCTCTGTTAATAAACTATTAATCCAATCTATCTGTATTTCTTCTGCTCTCTTTCGTATTAATTTACTTTTCTTTCCATTCATGGGTAATCTCTTGAACTCTTGGTTCATTAACTATATCTGTGAAAAACACAGGACCTCTTGCATAATCAAAGATACGCAGTCCTTGTCCATTATTAGATTCCGAGTGGCATTCTAGCTTGTGAGGACACCATGTACATTCTCTCGGAAGTTTGAAGTTACCACCAGTGCCATCTGCTATCGGTTGATAACATAACTCAGGTGGTTCAGGCTTTTTTAGAGTAGCCTTTAACCCTTTAATTTTAGACTTTATATCAGGTTTGTCAAGTTCATCAGGTCTAAAAAACCAAAGTTCTCCTGTTTCTTTGTTGATAGCTAGAAAACCACCCTGATTTGTACCTTCTGCTTCTTCATAGCCTGCTAGTTGTGCAAGGTATCCAAAGCTGTCATTCTCAGGTAATGTACCATTCTTAAACTTGTTGAATGAAAAACCGGAAGCTGATTTAATATCTACAACTTCACCATCTATTTTACAATCCATGTGACCTTTGATGCCACTAATGTTTACCTCTTTTTGTTGGTCAGTAATCTTGTGTCCTGATAGTTTTACTAAGAATACTACGAGAGCTTCGAGTATATGACCATACAAAAATTTAATTAACAAAGTAGATTGTAAATCTTTTTGTTTAATCTTTGAGTGTTTGTTATACCAAAGCTGACGAGCAGGTTTACCTACATTCGACATACGTAAAGAGTCTTTAGTCTTAGGTTGTTTCTTTGCCCAACCACGTAAGGCTTCTTTCATATCTTCACCAAACTCTTCAATCATTTCGTCTGACAAATCTAGACCCTTACCTTTTGCTAAAGGAGTTAAAGCTTTGTATATATCAGGTACTATGTTTTCTAGTTTCTTTTTCATTTTACATGCTCGATAAAGTGAAGTTCTCTTGTATCAGGATTAAATCCTAATAGTTTAACTCCTAACTTTTGTTGTAATTTAGTTCTTGTTTTTTTACAGTTAGGTTTCTTGTCGTTGTTGTGGTTAGTATGTGTAGTCTTTACATCAATTAAAATTGTATTACCTTTCTTGTCCATAGCAATCATATCTACTGGACCAGTACACCCTGAGTTTTGGAAGACTTCATATCCATTATCCCACAACCAAGTGACTGCATAATACTCTGCAAAGTCTCCTTTTCTGCTTGAATCTTTAATGGGTTTCACTCCAATCACCTCCTATTTTATATTCACCTGTAAGTGGACAACGTAACTTGTAATACTCACCTGCTTTCTCTATACATCCTACAGCTAACTCACCCACGAAGTCTGCTAAATCTTCTCGTACTTCCATCTGCCATTCGTCATGAATATTAGCTACAAACTTAGCATCGAGAGCATTTAATTTTATCAAACTTTGTAACATAAGTAAAGCTCGTTTCATTACGATTGCACCACCACCTTGTAGTAAACTATTGAGTGCTGCATGTTCACTTCTTACATAAATCTTACGACCATCTAATCCTTTGAGGTATCCTCGTTTAGCTGCTTTTGATACCCGTTCTCTAAGTAATTTAAGTGATGGATTATTATCGAGGAAAGACTTTCTAAGCTTTGCACCATCTCTTTGGTTTCCTCCAACCACTGACCCAATCTTTGCATCTCCTGCTCCGTATATGAAGGCATAGATAAATGTCTTTGCCTGATTTCTTGATTTAAGTCCTGCAGCTTTTTGATTAGCTGTGTGTATATCTCCTTCTGTAACTTCATGTGTGTAATCCTCGTCATTCATATAGTGTGCTAACATTCGTAATTCTAAACCACTAGCATCTATACCTACTAATTTGTAACCATCTTTAACAGTCCAACAAGACCTGCATTCTTTACCATACTCACTACTGAGACTAGGAACTTGTGCTACGTTAGGAGAACGGTGAGACATACGACCAGTGATTGTACCATTAGGTATCACAAAGCCATGTACTCTATTGTCCTTCTGTACAGCAAGTATCCAAGAATCAATCTGAGCTATGCGTTTCTGTAGCAGTAGAAACTCTGCTATCAGTCTAGCTTCCGGTATATCTTTAACCTTTGCCAAAGAAGATTCATCAACTATCGGCAGACCTGTAGGAGTAAACCTGTTAGGTTTCCAACCGAAGTCTGTAAGGTATTCACCAATCTGTTTACGAGAACCTAGATTAAAGTCTTGTAACTTCTGTCTCATAAAAGGTTTGTAATCACCTGACTCTATAAGCCTATCATATTCTTCTGCTGTTAAACCTGACTTGGATAGTGTTCCATCTTTCTTTAACTTAGGTACAACTTTTTTTATATCTACCATCTTAGGTTTAAAAACCTTTTGTACTTCTTTCTCAACTTCAAACATACGTTCTTTCAACTGAGCTACCAACATCATGGCATACTCTTGATTGAACTCGAACCCATTGTCTTCTTGTTGTTTTAGAACTTTTGCTACTCCATGCTCAAGTGCTATCGAATCTTCTCCAAAGTTTTCACCTTCTTTGAGTAGACGTTGATATACTTTTTCATTTAGTATTACATCTTGTTGACAATACTTTAACATCTCGTCTGAGAAATCATCCCAATCTTCGGGTTGTTCGTTTTTAGGAAAACCTACGATGTATCCCCACGTTTTTAAACTATGTCCATTCTCACGTACAGGATTAAACAATCTAGACATAACAAGTGTGTCTTTAATTACTTTATTAGATAAGTCTACACCATGCAGTTTATTAATAACAGGCATATCAAAACCTAATATATTATGACCAATCAATACATCAGCAGATTGTAAAAATGTAATACCTTCTTCAATAGCATTCGGACCAAACGATACGACAGGCTTACCTAAAGGCTTGGCTACAATACACCAAATCTTGTCAGGTTGTAAGCCATTTGCTTCTATGTCAAATACAATTTCTTCCATAACTTCTCCTAAAATGGTAAGTCGTATAAGGTTTCTTCATCTGTAACCTCATTCATTCTACCAGTTTGAATATCATAAAGCAAGCTACAAGCTAGTCCAGTATCTCCTGTGTATCTAGATTTAAGAACACGAACTTTAGTTGTATTCGATTCCATTTCATCTTCTGCCTGTTGATTACGTTCTAATGCAATCACACAATCCGATAACTGTGAGATACCTTGAGAGCCTTTGAGATGTGATAGGGATACTTCAATACCCTGCTCGTGTCCTTTATCTCCTGCTGCTCTACGTAAGTGTGATACTAAGAACATACCCACACCAGTCTCTTCAACTAAAGAACGAAGTCTGTTCATCAATGTATCAATACCTCTGCGTTCATCTGATTCAGTCAGTTGATTGACCAACATGTGTAAGTGGTCCACGATTACCCAATCACACTCACAACCAACAATCATGTACCGAAGCTTAGAAAAGATTTCATCTATATCTGTAGCTCCAAGATGTGCATGAATAAATACTTTGTCTTTCTGAATGACCTTATCAAATAACTCTTGCAGTTGTTCATCAGTATAGTTCTTGCGTTTCTCTTCAAGATACAATCTATCATTAGCTTCGATAGATACAATACCATCAGCAGTCCTCAACCAGTTTTCTTCTAATGCTATGATACCGACATTATCTTCGGTGTTCTTAATTAGATAGTGAGTCAGCTCACGAGTAATACTAGACTTACCAAGTCCTGTACCACCAGTAAGTGTGACCAACTCTCCTTTACGCATACCATAAAGTTTCTTGTTAAGTCCTTCCCAAGGATACGCAATACTTTCTTTCTGTTCTCTGTGTAACCATTTGTCTTTTACACTAGACAGTTCCATGATACCCGATGGTGTATATGTCTTAGCATCCCACCATGCCTTAGTAAACTGTGCATACTGTCCTTGTTCAAGCATAGCATTGGCATCTTTAAAACCTTGTGGTAAAGAAACTATCTTAGCTTTTCCGGGTTTTATAATACGAGCAACTTTTCTAGCTGCTTCTCTACCATACTTGTCATTATCAAAACAAAGAACAACGTGGTCAAATGATTCAACAAACTCGATGCTGTCTCGTATATCTCTGACTGCACCTTGAGCACCACGCTTAACTGAAACTGATGCCCACTTCTTGTCGAACATTTCGTAGACTGCCATAGCATCACATTCACCTTCTGTTATCGTGAGATACTTACCACCTTTACCAAACAGTTGCTCACCAAACAATCCTGTACCTTCGTAGCCACCATCGACTACAAAACCTTTTGTACTTACTGTTCTTGTTTTAGTTGAGACAATCTCATTGCTATTGTAGTAAGGATAGATATGCTTAGCTACCTTGCCTTGACTATCATAAATCACACGTACAGAATATTTCTTAGCAACATCTTGACTAATCTTTCTATCAGTCAGGTCACCAAAGACTCCTGTGTATGAGTTTAAGAATGTGCTAGGTTCTTTGTGTGAAGCCATGTCTACTATGTTACCATCCACTTCACTTTGATAATCTTTGAAATAGTGGTTACAGCTAAAGCAATAGCCTGAACCATCTGTGTTCGTAGATACTGGGTCACTGCCACCACATTTCGGACAGGGTAGCTTGTGTTTATCCCAAGTGCTTTGTTCCATATAACCTCCTCATAAAAAAATGAGGGCAAGCTATGGTAACCTGCCCTCGTGTTACTAACACTATTATTTAGTGTCCTTATCATCAGTAGTGTCTTCCTCAACCTTCTTATTTGGTGAGCTTAGTTCTTCTACTACAGCTTCGTCAATAAGACTGTTGGTTACTACATTACTGAATACTTGTCCTGCTGCATCAAGTACATTTCTTAACCTTGCAATAAAGGTAATCATATCAACCGATTGTTGTGCTTCGGGTGATAACAGTCCTGTATCATATACCTTAGCCGAACCATCTTCTTGATTGATAGTTATAGGTGCACCCTGCAACTGAGGAGTATCTGTCATTAGAACTCCTCCCCATCTAAAAGTTCAGCACCATCTTCTGCTCTGTACTCAACAAGGTCAATCACTTGGACAGCTTGTAAGTCTAAACCTGTATATGGTCCATACTTATTTTCTCCTTGGTACTCATTGAATTGTACTCTAACTTTAGACCCATTACCAACTGAATAGTTAACTTCGTTCTTATCAGCATCTAAAAGTCTAGGTGCTGTACGAACCATTCCATTAGGTCCATTAACTTTTCTTTTGATAACAATAGATGGACCTTCATCCATCTGTTTAATTTTGTGTCCTCTTGACGCAAAATCATTTGCAGTATCTTCGTCAACCACAAGGTTGATTGTATATACTGGTTCGAATTTCGTATTAGGTGTTTTAATACTTGCCCAATACGCAGTTCCATTAACTACTGCCATATTTTTTTCTCCTATTTTAACAGTATTTAAAAACCATAGCTAACTCTTTCGAGTTGGGGCTATGAGCCAGTTGCCCCATCACCTCAGATAACTGAACCAAGTAGCTCCTTGAGGAGGATGGAGATAGAGGGCTAATGCTACTCGGTGACTCAAGGAAAGCCTTTAACATTAAGGTCATTGTCTTGAGTGAGTGCATTATACCACAACTACAAATCATATGCAAGCATTTTTTCTAAAAAGTTTTGCATACCTGATTGTTCATTTGAATCTATGTACAAATGAAAGCTATCAGACTCAGGCATATAGTGTACTACATGTCCATCTTTATTCTGATATATTTCTTTGTAGTTCTCAGTACAAAAGTTATTCCATTCTTTGTACTCAGAGTTTGTTAGTCTATAAAATTCTTGCATTTAGTTCTCCAATACTTTAATTGATATCTTACAATTTTTCACATCCCCATTGAATCTAAAAGAGTTTATGTATTGTATCATAGCTGACTTTAATTTACTAGGTATTTTCTTATCAAACCTTACGTTGTTTAGTTTATTATCTAGTATATCATATGTTACAAAAAACTTGTAGTCTCTTCGTAAGGTTACATCTTCAATAAACTTACCAAGGTTGTTGTTTGCTTTAGGACATACAACTACCGGAACAGGTAGATTAGGAACATGTAACTGTGTTTCAGGGTCATAGATTCGTTCTAGTGTTTCTGTTTCAACAGGTTTAGGTTCAGTTTTAATTTTAACTGATGGAACCTCAGGAACAACAGGAACTTCTACATACACAGGCTCATGCTTGTGCTTTTCTAGTGAAGTAGCTACATCTTTAATGTTGTCCATCATAATGTACTGCATGTTTTCAAAAGTTAATGTGGTATCTACAATGTATTCTTCCACATTAGTAATTGTTGTTGTGTTTGAACTAATTCTTTCATCTAACAAAAGCAAAGCAGTATCTATCCTGTCTTGATCTTGTACTCTAAGAAAGATATTTGTTCCAACCACTAGTGTTAATAGTGCTATTAGTGTTGTTACAATTTTCATTGTCTTCTCCTTATTAATTTAAAACCATTTAACCATTTACGTTTCTTGTAAATTTCTGTCGTGCCATCAGCATATCTCAATTCAATTACTCCTTTATCAGCATGAAGTGATGTTATCCTGTCACGTTCTTGTTGTTCTGCAAACATTTTATGTGCATCATATTCTGTCATGTGTCCACCACTTAGGTTTAGCTCTACCTTTCTCCCACTTAGCATAGTGCTTTTCGTTTATACAATAATCTCTGTATGCTTTGATTGGGTCCTCGTTCTTGTATTCATCAGGCATAGCTTGTGCTACTGGTGTAGCAAGATTTATATTTATGTTATCAGGTATTTTTGAAAGAGCATCACCAAGTTTAGTTATACTTGCATGTTCTCTTCCATATCTGTAAGCATACTCTTTACCAAGAGCTAGAAAGTGTTTGTATAACCAAACATAATTCACGCTGCTTTCTCTAGCCCATATTGTACAGGGATGATTCCAGTATGCTCGTTTGTATAAACCTGCTTCGTCTGCATAGTCATCACCATCAAGCTCTCTGTGAGCTGTGCATAACATCTGTGCTGTTTCCAAAGGCATCTTCACTAGCATCTTATCAGGCTGTGCTTGTGCTGATTTGATTGGACAATCATAGAAATAAAATATGTTCATAGTTCCTCCACAATTCCTACCCATTTATCTATATAACTAAAATCAATTTGTTCGTTGTCTGTTACAATACCATCAAAGTCTCCATGAAAAGCAACGGGCTTGACAGTACAAACAACATTGCCACTATGGATGAACTGTATTTTTTTATTAGTTTTGATAGCTTGTATAACATCTAGTGTAGCATTTGATATATCAATCACTTTGCATTTTTAATATAACTATAAGTTTCACTATTCCATTTAAGTCCTAACAAGTCTGTTAGTCTCCACTTCAAAGTATCTAAATTACGAACATCACTTAACCATATATCTTGACATTCAAATAAGCTACTCAACATGGAGTCTAAATCATTTGTTAGCTTTCTATATTTATCTAACTCTTCTGGAGTTAGCTCAATAGTTGTTTTATTTTTTAAATGTTTTACTTTCATTTTCCTTGCCCTCTATAAGCTTTGTAGGTTTGTCGTTTACGTTTCGGCATAGTAGAGTAACCTACATTCCCTCTACCAATCGAAGTCTTTTTACCTCTAGAACCAGTCTTAGAAGTATGTTCTATTTGTTTCTTAGCTGTTCTCATTGTATAATACTATTATCTTCTTTGTTTGTTAATGTTTGTCTTAGTGATACTTCATCATCAATTAGAACTCTATACATTCTTAAGTCTTCTAAGTCTATAACATCTTTTGTTAGTTTAATTTCTTTGTTATCAGATACTCTTTTAATCTTTGTAATAAAAACAAATTGTTCCATACAAACTATATTATCTATTAGTTCTTGTATGCTATCTGCAAAGTTCATAACAACACTAGATTCATTATCTTCATCTATAACTTCTACTAAATAACTTTCCATCTATCTCCTTACTTTATATATTCCTTTTGGTTTAACTTTCTTAGGGTGTTCTTTATTCATTATGCCCTCAAAAATTTCTAAGGCAATTATACCATTTTGCTTTTCGTCTGTCAAGTTTACTAATAGTACATCCTCAACCTTAGGTTTCCAAGTCTTCCAGTTTTTCTTTACTTGATCACTCCAATACCATTGAACCATAGTACCATTGTAATCATACTCATAAACTTCAACGTCTACCACGCTATAAAATCCATACGTGGTTCAATGTAAAAACCTTTAGGTAAGAAAGCTACTTTACCCTTAACATAGTCAACATCAAGTGTAGTTGCTACTGAGTCTCCTTCTTCATCATAACCAAGTACTAATGCACTACCTCCCAGTCTTACACTATTCTCATCACCGGCATATTCAAAGTACAACTGATCGTCTTTCAACAACCCTTCATCATCAATGAATAAAGTATTTTTATCATCAATACCAACCACATCAAATGTATTACAGTCTATAAGACTATAAATAGATTTGTGATTCCCATCAAAGTCAACCTCTTTAACTTCTTGTTTATGTACATCAATTAATATTGCTTTCATATTTCATTACCTCGTTGTTGTTGTGCCATATAGTCTAAATCTTGTGATGATACTGCATCTCTGCAATGATTAGATAGGAACTGTATGACTAAAAATCTTACATAGACTTCATCATGA